ACAAATAAACACCCCCACCGATGACTGCCAGTGAAGTCAGTCCCGATAGGAGTGCAATAACATTAACTAACTTTTGCATCTTTCTTTTCCTCTTTCACTTCTTTTTCTTCTTTCTTTTTAGCAGGAACAACCCCGAAAGTCGCAAGCGTCCCAGTAAAAACGGAGGCAATAAAAGTTGGATCGATATTTTTCTGAGGAATACCAGGGACAGTTACATAATTAAGGGTCAGAATTGCTGCTGACCAAGCTAAAATAATGACACGTACCAGGGTAGATACCCCTTCATCAGCCCACTCAAATTTATCCTTCTTGGTTTCCTCTTTCTTCTGTGGTGTTTCAGCCATGAATATAGAGGTAAGGCAGAATTATTTATCAAAGAGTGCAATAAAATATTCGGCGTCCACCACAACTAAAGGTTTCTTTCTATTCTTCTTCATTACTACAATGGGTTCGTAGTCACCAGAATTCTCACATGCCTGCTCATAGGCATCCCATACGTTGAGTCTTTCTACGTTCTTGCACTCGATTGAGTGAGGGAATTTCTCCCTCGCTGCCCGTGCCATGATCAGATCCTCGCCACCTGCTCCCATAGAACGAGACTCGATGTCTTCTGGATGAACATCGAGCATCTCAATTAGTTTTTGCCTAACCCACTTCTGTAAGTTTCTTCCCTTCGCTTTAGCACTTTGTGTTTTCATTCTCTTCCATCAATCCCACGGATCTGGTATTTCCATTTTATTGCCTGGAGAATAAAAGCTTCTGCTAGACTGCTCGGTCCCAGTTTTAGGAGTTGCCAATGACTCTCTGGGAGGTTTGGATCTCGGAGGGCTCTTACCTTCCAACCAGGCAAAAAATTGTTCGTCATAGTATTTAATAATTTTTTTAACTCGGGATAGCATAGTTCAAGTTGATAGTAACTCTGGTTCCATTAGTAGGTATAGAACTAGAATGATAGGTTAATCCATTAAAAATAACAGCTCTTCCCTTTTTAGGAGAGACTCTATCAACTATGTTCATATCATGATCGAAGAAAAAAGTATCTCCATCAGTATCATCAAGATAATATAAAACTACATCATGTGGACTACTACTATCTATATGAGGATTATTGTGTAATGGAGGATTTACTGTAGGTAGGTGTAATCCGAATCTAACTCTAAACAATTCATGTAGTTCATATCCATACTCTTTCTTCAGTACAGATAATAATGGTGTTAGCTTTGCTAGAATAGCAATCTCATGCTTTTTAAGAGTTTTTCTGGGGTATATTACTAGTCCAAACGAAGGAGTAGCAACATAATCTATAACATCAGAAATATTTTTATCATTCAACTCTTGATACAATTGATTCGAAAAACTTTTTGCTTTATCTTTCGTCCCATAAGCAGAGTCATGGCAATATCCCCACCGAATTTCCTTACTAAGAAGGAGTCCACGAAATGAATCCTGAACTCCTTGATCAACAATATTATCGATGACTTTCATCAAAGTTTAAATCCACTAAACGTATCCTTCTTAACGTCTTGCTTAATACCACCAATGAGATAAGACTCAACTTCAGTCTCCTGGGGGGCAACTTGTAGTCCCTTGGAAGATAACCAGTGCTCAGTCCAGGGAAGGGGGTTGTTATTAGCAGGAACATCAAAGACTGACTTGAGTCCGATAGACTTCATCCTACGATTAGCAGTCCACTCGACATACTTCTGGAGAAGTTTGGCATTGAGACCAATGATAGAACCATCTTTAAAGAGATAGTCTGCCCAAACTTTCTCTTCTTCTACACACTGCTTGAACATATCAATGACGTTCTCTTCTTCTTCCTTAGCAATCTGTACCATGTCAGGATCATCACCTTTCAACCAGTTATTGATGATGTTCATGCTCACAGTCATGTGTTGTGACTCGTCTCTGGCGATGAGTCCGATGACTTTGGCAGATCCCTCCAAGAGTTTAAGTTCGCCAAAGGCAAAAGAACATGCAAACGAGACGTAGAATCTAATTCCTTCAAGAATGTAGACATTAACAACCGCCTTGTAGAGTTTTCGTTTGAGTTCATAGAGGGTATCCAGTGCTGAATCACATTCTTCTAAAGCATGTTCCCACATATTACCAGCACCCCAGTCTTGTGCTGCCTGTAAGAACTCATCATAAGCATGAGTAACTGATTGTGCCCGTGAGAGGATCTTCTCGTCGTCTAGAATGTGGTCAAACACCTCGGAAGGGTCAGCATATACATTCTTGATGATGTGAGTGTAGGAGCGACTATGAACCATCTCCATAGTCTGCCAGATGTTCATACATCCTTCTAGTTCAGGGAGTGAACAGTAAGGGACAAAAGCCATCCCAGGACCACGCCCTTGTACAGAATCCAAGAGGATTTGGTACTTAAGGTTACTAGTGAAGATGTGCTTTTGTGCTTCATTAAGTGTCTGATAGTCGGCACGATCTTTCTGTAGTGAAACTTCTTCTGGTCTCCAGAAGTATCCCAGTTGCTGCTGAGTGAGCTTGTCGAACACAGGATACTTGAATTTGTCATAGCGTTGGACCCCGAGAGGGGGTCCAAAGAACATCTTCTGCTTGGTGCTTTCAACTTTATTGGTGTTGAATACTGTCATGCCCTCTGGGCGTTTTTTGGGTTCGTTCACTCTAAATTTTGCAACTGTCACAATCTTCTTCCTCTGCTTGTAAAATGTCGTGTAGTAGGTCTTCGATGCTTTGTCGTTTCTCTTCTGTTACGTCATCTGTTTTGCTGTCATATGTATTCTGGTAGTATGAAGTCTTCCAACCGTACTTGTATGTAGTCAAGAAATCTTGTGCCATGACAGAAACTGGAACTTCATTATCAGGATAATTTTCTGGATTATAACTCCAGTTCCCACTGATAGCCTGGTCGAAGAACTTCTGCATCACAGCGACTACATTAATATATCCTTCGTTAGACTTCATGTCCCATAAGAGAGTGTAATTATTCTTCAGTGTAGAATACTGTGGAACAATTTGCTTAAGGGGTCCTTTCTTCGACTTCTTAATGGACAAGAAATCACGTGGTGGTTCGATTCCATTGGTTTCGTTTGACACAACGGAACTGCTCTCCGATGGCATCTGTGCGGACAGTGTGCTGTGTCGGAGTCCATGCTGCTGGATAGATAACCTAAGAGATGCCCAATCATGTGTTAACTCGTTAGGAACTAGTTCGTCGATGTCTTGTTTGTAAGTGTCGATTGGGAGAATCCCTTCTGAATACTTCGTTCTATCGAAATAACCACACTTCCCCTTCTCCTTGGCAATGGTGTTGCTTGACTTGAGCAAATAGAACTGGAAAGATTCAGTGAGGTCGTGGACGAGTTTCCATGCTGCTGGGTCATCGTATTTAACTCCTTGTTTTGCTAGGTAATGGGCGAGACCAATATAACCAACACCAAGAGATCTACGATTCTTTGTGCTGACTTCTGCTGCCTTGATAGGATAGTTCTGATAATCAATCAGTTCTTCCAGACCACGGACAGCAAGATCACATAGTTCCTCTAGGTCATTGAGGTTTTTGAGTTTACCAACGTTGACAGCAGAGAGAATACACAGGGCAATCTCACCATCACCATCAATATGTTGGAGAGGATCTGTGGGGAGGGTAATCTCCTGACACAGGTTACTCATATTTACCTTGTCTTTGAAGGAAGAGTGGAAGTTACAGTGGTCAATGTTCATGATATAAACACGACCAGTCTCAGCACGTTCTTTCAGAAGATCAAGGATCAGACTTTGTGCCCGAACAGTCTTCTTCGGAATGCTTCCATCAGATTCATACGAGCGATAGAGATCATCAAATCTACCAGTACCAAAAGCATCATAAAGACCTGGAACATCGTGAGGTGAGAAGAGCGTGATGTCACCATCTTCGATGAATCTTTCGTAGAAGATCTTTGAGATTTGGATTGAGTAGTCGAGTTTTCTGACACGGTTATCTTCTGTCCCTTTGTTGTTCTTCAGGACGATGATGTCTTCGATTTCTTGGTGCCAGATTGGAAAGTGAACCGTAGCTGATCCACCTCGGATGCCATTTTGAGTGCAGCATCTGACAGTCGATTCAAATTTTTTGAGAAATGGAACAACGCCAGTATGCTGGACTTCTCC